AGATCACCCGCACGATAGTATCTGGATGTGTGTAGGCTTTTGCGAAGTCAGCTCCATCGAAAGCTGTGAAATCGATTGTGTTATCGGTAACTCCGATATTATCCGACAAGAAAAAAACCCAAGAGTCAGCCTGACTGAAAATGAAGTATCCGTCCGAATACGTTACGGAACTCGCCTGAAGAAAGTCTGGGTCTGTTATCTGAGCAAACGTTGCTAAATCTGCGTCGTAATAATAAGACTTTGTATCCGCAACAATAACCAGCTGAATACCGTTATTTGCAAAAACTACCTGGGCTGAGCCTTCAACAGTTCCTCGTGATGTTTCTGTCCCATCTGCCGCGACACTATACAGAGTCGTTCCGTAGACGGCATACAGCACTCCTGTCATCCGAGTCATGCCCCGGCAAGTTAGGGTGGTGTCAGCTCCAATTACGGACCATGCTCCAGTCCCAGCAGTCCCGATCAACATCCCAGGTACGTCATGTCCTTCTGGAGCTGCTTCGAACATCAGGTTAATCGTCTCCTCCCCATCTAAAAACTGAGATCGGGCAATGTACGACGGGCCTAAGATTGAGATCGGCTCAGCCATCAGAACTCAACCCCCGGTCGAATTCGAAGTGGTACGTTACTGGTCTGATAATCCATCAGCTTTTCTTTCAGCGCCTCTGCCTTGGATTCCAGATAAGCCAGCGACTGAAGATCTAATCCGTAGTCCATCGCTTGATCTGCCGCTAAAGCGTACACGAAATAGTTGTAGGCGTATGAGGGCATATAGGCAGTCGTCCCAGACGCATCAAAGTCCTGAAGTTCGGTTTCAACCGTAAGGTGGAACTCGTAAGTAGCATCTTCAGGTACGGGCCAAGAGTAGAGAATTCCATCAGGAATCTGCTGATCATAGTAGACCTGACTCGGAGTTCCTTCAGTTAGTTTATCAGCCACAGCATCCCATCCTTCACGCGAAAGCAACTCTAAAGGAAGATCTGTATCTGTATCCGTATTGTGCAGCAATGCACTGATCACGCGCACAGGTGGAACCGTGTCAACGTCAGCACTCACACTTTGCCCGATTGCGTAACTCGCTTGCGACGCTGTTTGAGGCACCTCAATTTTCTGAATCACCCAAAGGAGAGTGCCCTCTAATTGGAGGGCTTTCAGGATGCGGTTTAACGCTTCAGCAGCGTTCGCAGTTTGATACGCTTCTGGGGCACCCCCATCGGCGTCATAAGCACGGCATTTTCGAAGCGCCGCATAGATGATCTGATCTCTCGTATACGAGAAATCGGCAGAACCTGAAAAAGCCATAAACCCCTCGCATTAATCAAGACTAGGGGGCAATGACGTATCGACGTATGTATCTGTTCTCCACTCCCTAGCGACAGGCACTGAACGATCTTCACGTCGCAACTTGAGAAACTTCTGAGGGTTTATCTTATCAACGAAATCCGCTCTTACAAACCCACCGCTCTCTGGATCAAAGACACATTTAGAAGCATCCGTCACAAACCCGGATCGGTCGCACACAACCAAGTAGCTATCCATATCTCTACTCTTAGTGCGTCGTGTGCGTCCGAATCGATGGATCATAAGTAACCTTCGATGATTCGCATCTGAAGTTCTGCTGTATTCGTGTACGAATTCACTAACAACCGAACACCTGTCGCACCCCTTGTAAGCGATGCTACGATATCAGTTGTTGCAGTCGTGAAATCAAGCACATTATACCAAGTGGCGTTTTGATTCGGCGACGACAGCGTTAAAACTTCATGAAACGTCTCTTGCACGGTGTAATTAATCGTCCCAGTCACATCAACCGCAATCGTTGCCGGATCAGATGACCGTGAGTTTAACGGGATCGTATTTGTAGCTACCTCATCAACAGTCCCCACTGTTACGTTGTTCGCTGTTGCCCCACTTGTAGCGATCTGAGTAACAGTTCTAAAGTACTTCGAAGACTCCGTTAAGGTAGCGTTTGGCCCTGTAATTACCTCGGACTGAGCAACCCCATCAGGGCACGTTCCTGTTACTGTAAACGTAATCCCGGAATCATTCCCAACCGAAGTAATGACAAGCTGCCGTCCAAAGATCCCATTTTCTGTAAAGACACCCCCAGAAACGAGCGCCCCATTCAGCGTTAAATTTCCGGCACTCCCCCGTGACTGAGCTGCGCACAAACCATCGTCATCCACGTTGTCAGGGTCAACGTCAACAAGTTTATTCCTTGCCATACGTCACCTCTTACGCGTCTGCTGTTGCCGTCCAGTTGATTAAAAGTCCTTTTTCATTTGCGTTGTTCACAACATAAACTGGGTCCATGACTACAAACGTAGCGCCAGTGATCGCCTCTGTCACGTTCGCAGCGTTATCATTCAATCTTAAATTGATGTTAGGTCCAATCTGCCCTGTCGATGCTGTGATCGTATCAATGATGAAAATGTCAGCAGCATTACGAGTGCGGAAGTACTGAAAGTCATGCACAAATAAATTTGTCGTTGCAGTAGTCCGTACATCGATCCCGCCAACAGCAAAATTACCATCCATGTAACGCCCAGTGATTTCAATGTTACTCCCACCAACAATCGCGATTCCAGCGTCAGTTCCGGCAGCCGTAGCGCCATCATACTCGTTTACATGAACTTTAAGTCTGTTTGCACCTGCTGTCGTCAATAAACAGTTCGTACATTGCCCTGTTACATCTCGATAGTTCAGCTCGATATACACATCGGAAGCACTTACAACTAAGGGGCTTACAACTGCGTCAATCCCACCTGTCAATAAAACGTTAACCATTGATGTATTCGCAGCTGAAAACGTCATCGTTGCCGCAGTTGCTGTAAAGTTAAGTGTCGGCCTAGCTGTGCCGCGTCCAAGGCCCACTAAAGTCACACCTGCAACATCCATCGCAATTGCACCTGCACTCGCAACAGCCTCAGCATGACCAGGCATAATACATATAATATCACCTCGCCCAGCTGTACATCTTCCGATCGCGTAATCGATCGTTGCAAACGGATGTCGATAATCACCTGAATTTCCATCAGAACCAGCAACAGCACCATCAGCAAGAACTGAAGAGTTATTTACCCAGAAAACCTGGCCTGGGTTACATTGAAGAATCGGCACACCACGAATGGTGACACCGTGAAGAAACCCATTTGGATAATTTGAAGGCATTGTAAATCTCCTGTGAACCCTTTTAGGGTCGGTTAAACGAACAAGTCACAGTTCGAAAAAGGGGCCGAAGCCCCTTCTAAGATTAGGCTCCTGCGGAACCCCAGATAGCACGAACATCAAGGCAATCGAACTTGTACCGCTCCATAGCGGAAAACACAAGATCCTTACTGCCAAACGTTGTATCGTTGTCGAACATAGGCGCTTCACGCTCTTGGTAAATCAGTCCCTCATCACCAGGTAAGTTGGTCAGAATATACCAATCATCAGCGTTGGATGTGTAGTGTAGCGCAACTACATCAAGCCCTTTGCTTCCGATTGCGTTTTTATCGTTTTCCGCAGTCCCGACCCGTTTGGTCGAATTCAGAATCCGATCCGCTTCAAACTGAAGTGCTTGGTTGATCACAAGTGTTTTCGGAATAAGACGAATCTTAATTCCACGCTCGTTAGTAGCATTTCCAATATCAATCCACATCTGCTCAAGTGCTGCTTCACTCAAGTCTGCGTCCGTTGTCAGTCTGTTAGAAAACGTTAAACCCGTCTTCGTCACATGCGCCGTAGAGCAGAGACGAACACCATCCGCAAACGTCTGACTAGCATCGAATGCTAAATCGAGGAAATTCGCAGCGTTCTGCTCCTTCGTAACAGCTAAAGCTCTCGCGAGCGCCTTCGTATCTCGCAGTGCAATCTTGCTATACTGATTATCAGCAATCGCCTCACGAGAAACTTTGTACCCGAGCGCCCATGCTTCATTCGTGGTTCGACGTACAAAACCCTGGCTGAAAGAGTCCATCTGGATATCTTGAGTCTCAAACTTTCGTTTCGCGTACCCGAGATCAACCCAACCAACACTTTCCTCATAGGCTTTGTCCGAAGTTACCTTCGTAAACACCTGAGCGTATTCAGCTGGATGTTCCTTATAGTTCTTGTTGAACCATAACCGAAGTCCAGGCCAGAGGGCTTTTGCAATATCTGAGCTTACAGTGATTCCCATGTCAAAAGTCCTCTGTTAAACACCAGCAGTCCCGGTAGAACTACCGTACTGGTGATTGTTGATTTTAACGATCCAACGACAATTTGTGCCAATCGCATTGTTTACAGCCGGATCTCGTGAGATTACTTTCAGTACTAAAGTTGCAGTCGTAGCTGCTGTGCTTGAATCCAGCTCGACATTAGACAATCCAGTTGCGGTATCTACCGCTGCTATGATCATATCTGCGTTTTGCCCTACGCTCGTAGCTGCAAGACTACCTCCAACAGAATCTTCTTGGATTGAGAATAATTGTGAAGGATGATCCGCTACAATCACATATCGAGCTATCGATGCTGATCTGTGGGTTTGGTCTTCATAAGCCTTGTCAGGAAGAAACCCGACTACCGCCCCGATGATTGCATCCCCAGCAGAAGCACGCGTAACAGTTGCGGCAATACCAGCAGCGTCAGCACTTCCAGCGATCTTTACAGGATCTCCTTTTGCGATTGCATTCGACTCTCCAGATGCCAGGTAATATACAGATGTACCCATGCAGCAAGAGCTCCCATGCAAATCCACAGGGCGGAGCCCATTTGGAATATCATTATTTGCCATAGAATCCTCTCAAATCAGTGTTTGTCAGGTATGAACCAAGCTGTATGGGGGCCTACCTGCTTTGCAGCATCTGACGAAGCTCCAACCATCGCTTTTTCACGTTCCCGTACCATTTCGGATTTTGCAGCTCGATCCTCTTCGTAAAGTTCTAATGGGATTTCCATCAGCACCCCCCACTTCCCTCCACCTACAGGAACCGCCGCGACACCATCAACCACATGAGCCTTCCCTTCTCTCGGATCTCCGATCACGGTCCCATCCGAGACAACAGACCAACCAGCTAGTTTCGCTCGTTCAATACGACCCCTTAAGTTAGGATCATCATTGAATATCCGTCGTTTGAAGCCTTTTCTCTCACCAGCACTTAATGGTTGACGTACGTGCATCGGCACACGGGCCGATCTGACTATTGCGCCTGAAGCCTTGCCGCTTCGTTTGCCTGATTTTTGAACTTCCTTCGGAGTAGTATCAGCACTTTCCGGCAAGTTGTCAATATTATCGTCGAAATCAAATAGATCTGTGCTCATCGCGAACTCTCCTTCTGTAATTCTGCTAAATATTCTGCTTTTGAGATACCCGCTTTTTCAAGAACCGCAGCCATGTCTCTGACATATTTCGGGTATTTATCGAATGAGGGCTCTTTCGAGGCTGTTTTAGGGGGCTTCGAGCCACTCTCAACACTCGGAACGCGAGATAGAGCACGTTTGAATTTATCCGGAAACCTCACTTTTACCGACTGCTCAACGCGAGCCATGATCTCTTTCATTGATGCTTTCGGATCTAAGCGAATCTCGATAGTCTCCTGCGCAATAGCAAAGTTACGCATCTGATCACTAATCTGATCCGTAGCCTCCCACCAACTAGCATTTCGACTTACAAATGCCTGAACCTCAGGATCAGGTGTTTTTTGACTCACCTCCTCCTCAATCTTGACTTCCATCTCCTGTTTTTGTTTCGACGCTTCTGCAATTTGAGTGTCGATCGTCTCAACAGCCTCAATGTCACCGTCTCGGATTGCCTCTCGTTTTTTAGCTGTTAACTCCTTTACAGCACGCTCATATTCCTGAGAAGCAATTTTCGATTGATTTTGAATCAGCGCTTTTATTGCATCATTCTGAGCATCAATTTTACGTTGGAGCGTTTTTGTAATTGTATCTCCAACCTTGTTAAACTCTTTGTAATCCTTCCATTTTCCAGGTGGTCCTTTGTAATCCTTCTCTTCTTTCCACCCAGAAGCTTTTGCCCGAGTAAGCTCTTCATCCTCTTCAGGCTGGGACTCATCTTCTGGTTCTTCTGCAGGCAAGTCATCAGTCGTGTCGTCTTCCAGTTGGACCTCGCCAAGTTCGTTCAAAGCATTTTGAATGAATTCTGCACCTTCGATCGGCTCTTCGTTATTCATCGGCCACCTCATATGCGCAAATATCTTCGTCTGCAACGAGTTTCACCGTCGTAGAGCCTGGGATTGAGTAGCCCCCCCACTTAGAGATAAGAACTCTGGAGCCAATACGAACTTGGTCATCGACAATAGCTGTCGCACCGATCGCTTTAACCGTAGCCCATACTTGCTGATTCTGCTCCGACTCTTTGACTGAAGTTGTCAGCAAAATACCGCCAGCAGTTTTCTCCTCAACAACATCCACTTCAATTAGTAACCGATGTTTATTAGGTACTAGGTTCATTTTGCAGCCCTCATCATGTCAGTTGTGATGTCTGCCGCAGCCCGTAATCCATTCAAAAAGTTCTGATTTGCAATGACTTGCATTGCAATTGATTCAATAGAATTGTTTTGAATCCTGATTTGAGTAGTATCTGCTTTCTCCTTGATCGTAATTTCTAACTGCTGAAAGTAGGCTACTGTCATAGGATGCTCTAACCAATTAAGTAGATTCTCCTTGTTTATCATTTTCTTTACCTCTATCTGGTGTTATGGCTTGAATGTACTTCGCTTTTGCTTCTAAAGCTTTAATATCGGCAAGAAAGCCCTCCATCGATATTGAAGCATCTTCTTTCTTCGCTTTCTGCATTGTATAAGTTGCATCAGCGATCAATTTCATTACTTCATATTGTGTTTTCTGAGCTTTAATCTGAACATCTGCTTCCTGCACTCGGAGCTGTCTATCTAACGCATCAAGCTCATCTGCTTTTTGCTCCAGTGCTTCTTGGATCTGTTGTTGCTGAGGTGTCGGCTGATTAGGATCTACAGGAGGTAAGAGCGCATCGATATCTTCGATTCTCATCGCTTTCAACATCCGGCGCCCCAGTTCGATTCTATTGATCTCAGGAACCTGAGCCGACATCTCAACGACAGCGCGAAGTTTAACGACCTCTTCAAGCTGACTTGTCATGGAAGCATCAGCTATCGGAGCAACATCTAATTTAACCTCTTCGTAATCATCCTTTACTACCGCAGGCTCGTCTAAAATATTCGAATATTCCTCATCCGAAACATACCGGCCATTTAAACAGAACAAGATTTTAAATTCTCGTTTCAAGCCTCGATAAACCCGCTTATGGACAGAGTTCATCAGCTTCATCCCTTGCTCGACAGCAGACATCGCCTCAGCTGCCGTTGTATTAGAGCCAGAGATCTGCCCTGACATAATGTCAGACAACGAGATCAGCTTGTAATAGCTGTTTAGTAAAAACTGAACAAGTGAAAACAGTGTACCGCTCGGCTCTTTTGTCGGGAACATAAACACAGATTGCTGGAGATCTACACCACTCGCATTTGCGAGGTACCATTCCCCTTGGTTCAACTTAAGCGCTCCAGAAGAATCACCTGCAATCTTCGCTCCCTTACTTATCAACCCTCCTGATGTATTACTCAGAGTCCCTGCATCAATAAGCTGATTGAGAATCGTGTTGATTACATGAGTCCCATGAGCCAATAAATACCCAAATCCATAAGAAAAAAATGACCCCTCCATCGATCGCATGAAATGAAAGTCAGCAAAGTGCTGGCGTTCTTCAATCCCTACAATCTCAATTTTAGATCCAACTATGTCTTCAATAATATCCTCACTGTAAAATCGAGGTGTTATACGTACGACAGTTTTCGAACATTTATGCACTGTTACGATATACGGTTCTGGGTACCCATCCCCATCAAGATCCAACTTGCGATGCTGCTCCAAAAATAAACTTGAGAAATCCGTATCTGGCTCATCTGAGTTTTCATCGTAGTTCAAGTCTACGTCTAGGAAAACTCCTGCTCGTTGACGCTCAATCACATCTGAGCGGTACAGATCAATCTCGTGCGTAATTCGGCGAGCTGTTTTCAAACTCGCTGTTGCTTGGTGAACCACAACTTTATCTGGAAGGCATATCTCCGATACATTTTTCCGTCTCACAGGACAGTAATATGCTTTTTTAAATACCGTCCCCATCATTGATAAAAGCATTAATAACCGATCAAGGTCGTCTTCCCAGTCATCCAACTGCTCAAGTAACTGGTAGTTCATATGCCGCGAGACACGATCAGCTCGTGCAGCTTTAGATCCATCAGGATCTTTTCCAAATACATTAACTTTAACCACCTGCCGATCTCGAATAATTTCAGGAAGTGCACGTGCGACAAACTGGGTGCAAGCCTCCAGGATCAGCGAGTGTTTCACATTAGACGCCCCCTCCCAAGGAGTCATCTTTTTCTCAGAAACCTGCGCAGCGAGCTTAATAGCTCGCTCCATCTCATCAACCCAAGGCTGCATAGACTGTTTATCAATCTCATACTCATCGCATACCTGAGTTCCGATCGAATCCAGCAAATTCTTATTCAAAAGCTCCGCAACGTTCTCGGAGTTAGCCAAAATATCGTCAATACTAATCGACCCTCGAACTTTCTTTAGGTCCATTACATTCTGGATCGCTTCCATCTTAGTATCCCGTCACTGAGTTTGCTGATTGTCGTGGAGCCTTGAACCGAATATCCGATTGGTATATCTTAGCTACTGCATAATCTAATCCTGTTACACAAGCATACCTAGTACAATCCATTAGGTGGTCATCTTTTTTAACTATCTGACCTTTCTCATCTCTGCGGTATATCCTGTATTCAGAAAACCAAGTAGTGCATGTAGAAAAAACTTTAAGATTCCCTGTGCTCAGTTTCTGCCAAACCCGATAAATCCCATCTTCTCTA